CCGCCAACTCACAGAATCCTACAGTCTCAAATCCTGCCCATTCTGCCGCGATACTCATTCCCCCGATACCGGAAAACAAGTCAAAATGTGTCAGTACCTCTAACACCGGTACACCTCCATAAATGCGTCCCATGCGGTCATCGGGTAGCGGTTAGTAGTACCATACTTACCGCCGTCATCCTCACACTTTCTGACCTCAAACCCCCTAGCTTTACAAAATCCGGTTAAACGCTTGCCTACGTTTTTACATTCTTCTAAATCCCACTCCAGCCCATTAATCTTGTTAAACTTGCACCAACTCAGTGACTCATCAATAGCTATTTCGAGTATCTCTTTTTCCGCTTCGATCCGTTCTATCTCTACTTGCTGCTCGTAGGCTAGTAATAAAGCTTCTTTGAGCGATCTTGGTGCTACTAAGTATGATCCGGTTTTTCTAATCGCTGGTAGAATTTCATCCGTAACAACATCTTGAAACTTTCTAGCTATTTCGTTTGAAGCTTTGAAACATAACTTGTAAAAGATATTTTCAGGGATGTATTTGGGCAGATCATCATTTTCGGAATCCAGAATTCCGAAACTTATAAACCAATTTACTAGACCTTGTTTGTTTAATCTGGAATATTCTTTGCCATTTTTTGTTTCGCGTTTAACAAGACCTAGGCCGAGCGCCACGTTTTCCAGATTCAGAAACACTGTTCCATTCTCATCTGTGTACCCCTGCACACCTTTGACCATACATAAATCATTCATTAATGACTCGCCTCCCATGCTACAGCTAATAGAATCCCAACGAATATGACTATAACTAGAGTTGTCATCAAGAAATCCCTCCCGCTTGCATAAATCCGATAAATCTGATAAGCTGATCAACGGTAATATCTTTACTTGTTCCATCTGCTATAGCTGTGGCCTCGGCTAAGGCTGCAGCTATATTTTCTCTACAGTACTCGCAACGGTCATTATCGTGGTCATAGAATCGTAATACTGACCGGCGTACTAAAGGCTTATGGCAGAACGGACATACAAAAAACTCTTCAAAATAGTTCATTTTATAACCTCCCTTATAGTATTTTGGTATAGGCACGCTATTTGGTGGCAATACGAATGGCGTACTTACTTACCTCCTCTAATGATTTACCTGTCAGTATTCGCGCCATTTCCTCGGGCGGGTAGTAATCTTTCTTGTTGATAATCACCTCCCTGATCATTTGTTTTTCAACTCCTTAATTTCATTCTCAAGTTCTTTCAGCACAAGGATGATATGATGTTGGAAAGCTGCTATAAATATAATCAGTCCAAATAGTAACCACGTCATATTGTGTCACCTCCTACATAGTTAGCATCAAATATTTTATGTACTGGTAGATTCATGATAACGGATTGCCTTTTTAGCTCTTTCCAGTCAAACTGATGCCAGGGTATATAATTCTTTTCTGCGAACATGTTGATTATCTCTCTTGCTGTCTTCTCATTCTTTGATGTTGCTCTCATTCATTTCACCTCCTTTCTATTCAGCTACAATGCCGCTTATATATTTCTTGGCCAATTGAAATGTCTAGTCCAAACTTGTCTTTTAACGTCATCAACTCCACTGTATCGTCTAGAATAGGTTGTCTTTCTAGTAACCACTCTGGCGGCATTTCCTTTTTCTTAACCATTTTTGGATACCCGTGACGTGTAGATATTGCCTTGTTAGCGATTACATTAGCTTTTATATAATCGATTCTTGCAGATACTTTTAGTCCTTCATTCAGCCGATTCATTGCTTCCCTTTGGTGCGCTTTATCAAGCATCCTGAATACTTGGAAACCTTCGAGTCCGGAATCTTTGCGGAGAGTTTTGATTATGTCGTAGATCCAACGTTTGAATTCTTTAGCCTCGGGTTTTCTACTTTCAAATACAGCTTCGTAAATTCCGTATTCACTAACAATGATTACATCTTGCAACCCGCCCGTTGTTCGAAGGGGGTACTTTGAAAGTTCCTCCTTCGATAACCGTTGACTCAGCTTTTTAGTAAATAGCTTTAGCCACATCGGATAAGACGGCCCACCAATCGCCAGATTCTTTTTCTACAAATCTGATCGAGTGACCGTTCCATATTTCTGTTTTCATTTACATTACCTCCTTTACGTTTTTTCCAATTTTCCACCGCCGTAATTTTCGAGAAACGGATTGTTATTAGGTGTTGCTTTTGGTATTTGAAGTGTCAACCTTCCAACTACTACTTTAGCATCAAGCATTGTTTCTGATATTAGCTGCAGTTCATCTTTCTTTTGTCTTAGAACGCTCTCTGCGAATTTAAGCTTAGTCATTGCTTTAATTTCTGCACGTACATATAACTACCCCCTTTTTTAGTTGTTCTCTCAGATATGAGGAGCGCGAAAAACTTCACTTTCGATCATCTTTGTAATTTGTTTTAATGAAGTTAATCTCCGCAAATTTGCGTTCATCGGCTTTTAAAACATCTGAGTGTCGCTTTCCGAACGATATGGAGATTTGTAAGCTATTCTATAATGTTGGTAACAGCGGGTTTTCGGGCAAGTATAAAAGTGAAGTAAGTACTCCCACTCTGCTTTTTGCGATTTTATAAATGTCGTGATAATCCGTGCCTTTTTCTATTTCTTCCTCGACTGTACGTTTGATAAGATGCTCTATAGCTTCTAACCCCTTCAACGCTTCATGGGTAGCTTTATCCCGCTGCCCGTCTTTAAGCCCTACCGCGCCGTTAGCAAGTCTCGTATAGTGCAAGTAGTAGTTATCTGCATTCTTACTTCCGGCTTTTATAGCGTAGTCCACTAATGCTTTGATTTCATCCGTTTCGCTAAGTCGCGCCCTTTTCCCGCTTTGCCTTGCCTCTGACCAATCTTTAGTTGATTTCTGCAGTAGCATTTGTCTCATCCGGTAAAACTCTTTTACCAAAGCAAGCTTGAACGCTACTACTTTTTTGCTATTTCGCATAAGCGTCAAAAGAAATGTGGCCTGTTGTTCGTTAAGCGCATAATACTGTTCTGGTCTTCCGCCATTACTTTCTCGGTTTAAAACCGATAAAGTCCCGAAGTCTTTAAACTCGCTTTCGTAGTCGATAATCAACTCTTTTATGTTGATATGTTTTACATTGGTTTCTTCTGCGATTATTCCGCTGTCTGTAAAAATTTCATTTCTGCGCACATACACAATTTCTTTCAATTTTGTCTCCTTTCTACTTACCGATTTCAAATCGGGAAACTTACAGCGGTTTACGCCCCGCTTTTAGCGGTATTTTTCTTTTCAAAAAAAAGATACTCCGCTGGGATATCGTACAGATTAGCCATTGCATCCGCTAATGGCATAGTTACACGGTCTGGACGCTTCTCAAAGAATATCAACGTTTCTCTACACATCCCTAGTTTTTCCGCAGCCGCTTTTTGTGTCATTCCTGCGTTTACTCTCGCCGCTTTAATAGAAATTTTCACCTTATCACCTCCGCTCTTTGTTTATATTGATAGTATACACCGCTAAAAGCGGTTTTGCAACACACAAATTGAATTATTTTCTTACATAATATGTGTACAATTTTTTGTGAATTTTACTACTAGATTTATAGTACTAAACATGGTATACTCCGCTAAAAGGAGGAATCGATATGATCGATGCTAACAAAACAGCCAAGCATGTAGCCATTAGAATAAGAAATTTGAGAGGTACAGAGACACAAAAAGATTTTGCCAAAAAATTAGGAGTAAGTCCACAGGCAGTTTCGGACTGGGAAAACGCGGTCAAAATGCCACGTATGGGCGTAATCGAAAAATTATCAGAACTGTACAATGTGCCAAAAAGTTATATCATTGGGGAGGGCAGCTATATTCCGGAGCCTAAAAAACCTGTTCTGTTTCAGAATGGGCAAATTTTAGTAATGTCTGATTTACCGGAAGATGCAGTCCGCGAAGTAGAATCATACCTATCTTACATCCGCTCTAAGTACAACCTATCATGACCATATCAGCAGCGGCATATTGCCGATACAGCACATCCAATCAGGACGAAAACTCCATCGCCGCCCAACTCCAAGGAATCATGAGCTACTGCCAATCTAACAACCTTCAAATTATCCAATCTTACATTGATGAAGCCCAATCTGGTACTAATACCTCCCGCACAGGATTTCAAGATATGATCAGAGATGCACAAGCCAAGCTTTTCTCCGCCGTGGTAGTGTATGACATTTCGCGTGGCTCAAGGGATGTAGCAGATTGGTTTAATTTCAGGAAAATAATGAAATCATTAGGAGTAGAAATTATTTCTGCAACCGAACGTTTAGGCGATATCAGCAACCCTAATGACTTCCTTATAGAACTCATTAACGTAGGCCTGGGGCAGCATATGGTACTACAGACCAGACAGAAATCAATCGCCGGTGTAGCTATGAAAGCCAAGCAAGGCGCATTCCTTGGTGGCATAGCTCCGCTGGGATACAATATACAAGATCAGAAATACGTCATTAACGAACATGAGGCTGAGGCTGTAAAGTATATCTTTGCGGAATATGCCGCGGGGAAGTCATATAACGCCATTGTTTCGGAACTCACTAGACAGGGTATAAGAGGTAAGAAGGGCCGTCCTTTGGGCAAGAACTCACTACATGCAATACTTAAGAATGAAAGATACATTGGTACGTACACCTGGAATCAACGGAAATGTAAGAATCTTGGGAAATGGATCGGCGGTGCACCGAACCCAGACGCTATCACCCTACCCGATACGATACCGGCGATTATAGATACATTATTATGGAAGGAAGTGCAAAAAAGAATGGCAGACCAGAAGGGAAGAGCTAGGAATAAGGCTAAGAGAACATATCTATTGTCCGGCCTTATAGAGTGTGATATGTGCGGGGCTGCTTATGTTGGGCATTGCAGCACTAATAAAAGAGGATACGAGAGCCGTCAATACCGCTGCGGAAACAAGTATAGAACGAAAACGTGCGCCGCTAAAAGTATCAACGCTGATATGCTGGAGAATCATGTAATAGAGAGCTTGAAAGCTTTTCATAAAGAACTGGATATAAAAGAAATGGCTAAGATAATAACTGATCAAATGAACACTGCCTCACGGGACTTGTCACGAGAGCGAAACGAGCTTAAAGAGATAGAGGCTAAAATATACAATGGAGTGCAGTACTTTTTGAGCGGAAAACAATTCCCAGAGCTACAAGATGAGTTAGACCGGCTACGGGTACGCAAGTCAGAATTAGAAGACATTATCATAGTAAATACACGTGAGGATAGATTGGTCACGTCCGACCATGTGGAAGGTGTGTTACTCTACGCGATCAACGCAATGAGGGAAGAAAATATTTCTGAGGTCATAAGGATGAACGTATCACGCATATACGCCCATGCAGACGGCACTTGCACTATCAACATAGGCGTACATACTGACCATAGCGGAAGTCCGCAGTATGCAGTATGTACTACTCAGAAGTATGCTCCTTAAGATAGTCTATAGCGGCGTCAATGTCCTCCTCTGGCGAATCTTCCCGTAGTACGATGATACACTCCTCCACGTCTACCAATACCCCCTTAAACGGATACTTATTATCAACTAGAAATTTTATCATCCGTGCATCCCCTTTCATGCGAACATTTGTTCCGCAATAATACCGCTATCGGACAGCAATGTCAAGTACAAACAAAAAATCCCCTACTGCGTATATAGCTGTAGAGGAAATTTTGGAGTGGTTATTATCTAGTGGCATGGTTAGTATACCACACTCCTAGAGAACATTCTGTTACTCTTTGACGGAACAATTACGAACCTCAATAGCTTTAATAATATATGCGTTGACGCTTTCACCTTGGGCTGCAGCGCATTTTTTAATCTCATCCAGCATACCCTTTTTAGGTCTTATCTTTATTTCATCGTAGTTGGCCCTTACATACTTTGCAACTGATCTTTGCTGTGCTTTACTAACCGGCATACTTTGTCACCTCCATCTATAATCATACCACAGATATCTATTGTGTACAATATACATAATGCACAACATAATTGGTGAAAATTTATTTTTATTTTGGCACATTTACATGTTGACTATTGAACCCAATAGGTGTATACTTATCTCATAAGCAAGAAACAAACATTAAGGGGAGGCAATCACATGAAAACAACATTCCAGGGAACAGCGAAGCAAGTAAAATGGGCAAACGACATCTTCACAGCATTCTACAACGACGTTACAGAGAGAATACTTCCAAGACTTAGCAAAGAAGACGCTGACATGATCGTAAACGTAATCCTTCCAGCGATCTACACCGACAAACTTGCCAGCCAGATCATTGACTACCGCAACGAGTATGCCGGTATCACAGGAAATGTAAACGCCGACCTTCTCAGCCAACGTATCAGCGGAGCCGTAGCAATGGGCAAGACCAAAAAAGCTACCGGCCTGACAACAGAAAATATCAATGATCTTGATCTCAGAGTTGCAAACGCGATTACATCCAGCCGTGTGACAAAACTCAGCAAATCTGATAAATTTAAGCTTGCTCATAAGAGAGCAAAAGAAGTAAAAGCTCAGTACCCAGAAGTTAACTATCGCGCACAGTTTTCATTAGAGCTTAGGTTCATCAACGCCAACTAAAAGGAGGAACATATCGTGATAGAAGCGGATTATTTAATACTGGAAATTAGTGGAGAGATGTATTGTTTATACGATCCTGTGGGCGTACTTTTGTACGGCCCTGGGAGAATAGGGGATATCGAAGATTATGCATTGGAGTTATTAGGGTATGTGCCGAAGATTATAAATTATTAAAACAAAGGGAGGGCATAAGAATGGACAACGTACTAAAGGATCACATGGGGTTAAGACTTTGGAAATACGCACATAAAATCACACAATTATCGGATACTATAGACAAGGAGGAGGGAACACCTGTATGGAAACGCGCTATACAGGATCGGGATATAATTACGGCAAAACTAGATGGATACTGTGATGCTATAGACGATATGCTTAATCGTACGCACGGGCGCACTTGTAAAAAATTTTATAACATACTGCATATAGGTTTTGGACATAAAGAATTTATAGAACGTATCTTCGAGGAGGATTAAGAAAAGCCCCGGCGCATAACCGGGGCACTACTATTTTACTTACTTCCTGTAATTGTTCTCTGAGCTTCGTCCCACACGACAGACGTATAACCGGCCGCCGTAAGAACATCTCTAATCTTGACTTGTATGCCGCCCATCTCAGAAAGCGTCACATACCAGTGTCCTTCTTTGTTAACAGCCGCCATATCGTCTATAACTAGCACTACCTTTTTACTGATCTTACTCCACGTAGCCATGAAGTTCTTAGGTGTACCGAACATTGATACTAGTTTGCCAGTTCCACTGTTCTGCGCCCAGGACTTCATCTGAAAGTGAGGTTTATCGACCGGCGATGTCCAGCGTCCGCCCCACTCAAGCCCGAGTGATTCACCTATTTCACCGACACGCTTGTAAAAGCCGTCAGAATCATCATACTCCCTGCCGCGCACATTCCTGCAAAAGTCGAACGCAACGCCCCAGCAATGCATACTGTTAGGGTATTTAACACTTGTCACTATTGCGCCAGGCGCAGTCCTGCCTTGTGCATAAAGTTTGTTCTGTTCTGCCTCAGTTCTGAGTGTATCAGTGATTAAGACAGGAAGGTTAGCAGCCTTACACCTATCTTGTAGTTTTTCTACTATGTCTTGTAACTCGGGATGTAGAAGGTTAATTTCCCTCATCCTTATCACTCATTCCCTTCAATCCACTATTTTTCATGATAAACTGTCCTAGCATATCAAGGCCCCGCGCTCCTTGGTGTCCTATGATACCCGCTATACAGAAGGCTATGTATATGTTCATATTGAGCCAGCTGTATATGCAGTATACTAGGACTCCGGCGAACGCCGCGCTAACGGCTTCCGATATCAGAGATAAAAGCCGCATTTTTCGTTTATCCTTAATGCTCAGCCATCTTGCACAACTGCCAAAAACTGCGAAAAGTGCTTGACCAAGCATCACAAAAATGTCTTCTTTCTCCACTTGTCTGCCCCCTCTCTTTGGGTGTAGATATGTCCGAGTTGGCATAAAACAATCACCATAGCCAAAATAAATAGCGATGTTACTATGATGAGTATTACCGCGCCATAAATTATTTCATCACTAATGTTATTATCCACAGAGTACTTAGATACACCTATCAAAACTAACATTCTGCCAGTCAGCGTTTCGTCAGACGGAACCCAGCGATAATACAGGTGCACATCATGCATGGGCTTGCCCCCATGCTCTAGCTGTATTGTCATTTCACCTCTTTCGCTAGTCAGTATTTCGCTGATCAAATCAGGATAGCAATGAAGAGGGAAAAGTCCGTCCCTGTCTAAAAGGTTATTAAAATCATCATCATACAGTATCGCATACGTTCCTCGTGTATCGTCCATCTGCTCTACTACATAGGATAGAATATCCGCATAATTGTAAGAATCCCAGTCTATATCAAACTCCACAAATCTGTCCATTTCATCACAGATCAAGTTAACCTCAAATTGTCGATCTATAATTTTTTCCTGTAGAAGCGCGTTATTGACATGGGAAAACGCGAAATAGAAGTACCCGCAGAACGCTACTAAAACGAGGAAAGTCACGGCTATTAGGTATTTCTGCCAATTACCACTCAGTAATTTACTCATCGTCTATACCTCTTTCCTTATGCTGTAGTGTCAGGATGCAACAATGCGTCCTGCTCCTCAAGTATCTCTAACTCATTAAGAATCGTCTGTTCTGCTCCAGCCGGAAGTACCCCGCTCATACTAGATATTAGTGCGTTAACTGCCGTCCGCACATACTCAGTAGTTGCTATCCTTGTGTTATTAACCGTCTGCGCTTGTGTCGGGGCGGTGGGATTGCCAGTGAACCCCGGGGAGTCTATTATCGCGGTACGCGCCCACACACCCGGCGTGACTGTGGTATCCGTGTTTACACGTCTATTGTATCTGTACGGTATTGATCCATTACTCGTAAGTTCTTGCACACGAAGCGTTGTAGACACATACACAACTCGTATTCGTATTGCAACCCCCGTTACAGGACAGTTCAACAGTGAATCAGTTAACGTTGATCCGGTCGTATAGTACACCCCGGGCGAGGTAAGATAGTTCAAGTCTGCGCCTGTTGTTAGTAAAGTAGAAGGGCCTATAATATCTACAGGGCCTATTACTGTTCCGGTAGTACCAATACCCGGCGCAAAAGTTATTGCGTCAGCAAAGTACCCTGTTGGTAGTGGGTCGGATTGTAAATCCGCTGTAGGTAGAAGTACCCAACCCATAGAATTAATCATGTCAATTCTGAGATTTGTACCACTAGCATCGCCCGAGTGATAGAAGTCCAGATATGTTTCCATCGTCGCAGAAGAACCCGTCCTGCTGGAAACAATTCTTGCCCTCTGCACACCCCTAATGCCTTGATATGCGGAGAAGGATAACTGGTTCAAGCTGCCAGCTAGCCCATATGATGAGCAAGCAAAGACGGAGCCTATGGTATGGTTTGAGGGGTAGTTTTCAAAATTAAAAACCGCGCTGCATCGTGCAGCTCTAGGACTTACTACATTACGTGCTACCCTATACCACCCCGGCGCAGGCGCGGTCTGACCGTCTGCATTCGGGATAGTGAACGTCTGCGATACCTTCATACCAGATATCGCGGTTGTGTTCGCAGCTACCGAATTAGTAAGGCTATTAATAGCTGTCTGCGAAGCGGCTCCGCTGTTCTCAAGGGCCACTATCCTATCAAGTATCTGCTGTACCGGATCGGGATAAAGTCCGTAGACCATAGGCTCCAAGGCGTTTACACTCGGGCCGATCACGTAGATGAGTTGGGATGACTTGGCAACTATGTTTCCCACTGAATCATACCATACTACTTGTATGCGGTTATTACCTCGGACAGTAAGTGCGTGAGTAAGTGGTATCTCGCCTGTAGCGTCAACGTCTACCCATACTTTTATCGCACCGCCAAGTGAAAACTCCATTCTCCTAGTATATCCGTCCAGTGCCACTGGCTGTGATACGATCACAAAAGAATTTGCGTTATGCTCACCGGCGTACCCGGCAAAAGTGTCTGTAGCGGTCAGGATATGATCATCACTAACCGCTAGGTCTATAATGCTCATATAATACCTCCTAACTTATCCCTTTTTACCTACATCATCGAGTATAAGCTCCTCTTCAATAACTTGATCGGTCTGTAGCTCTCTCACGGCATCCCTTAAATCCTTCATTTCCGCTTCGATGATCCGTTTGAGTGCTTCCGTATCGATCTCTGGGGGAGAGGTGTTAATCGCTGCTGATTTCAACGCCTCGACATCTGCTTTGAGCGTTATAACGTCACTCTCGATTGAAGTAGGCTCATAAGCCTTTTCGTTAGCAATCACCAAAAGAGCCGTTGCTTGATCAGCGGTTATTGCCCCCTGCGCCACTAAATAGTTGATCCGCGCTGTTGCGTCCTCTAACATATATTTCGAGTTGTTCAAGTAACTTGTAATTACGTCTAACATGTAATTCCCTCCTATATTATGGATGTAGTACTATGGCCTCTAGGGCAGACACCCTAGTTGCCAAGGAACTCACGGCATTAGCAAGGCCGCCAAAAGGTGATAACATCGTATCCGTATTCCCGCCGCCGTCGCTGTAAATGTTATTCAGGCCGGGTAAAGCTGGTATAGTGAAGCCTGGGACGGTGAGCGTGCGTGGTACGGCTAGTGGGTAAACGATGGTCAAAGGTGTACCCGCTGTTGCTTGAGCCGCTAAATAAGCTTTTAAGTCATCCGCTGTTGCTTGACTTGCGGCTAAATAAAACGAGGTAGAAATACCACTAGAATGACCACGTAACACACAAGTGTTCGGAGTCATCTGCGTTAAAGAGTTGCCTGTATTCTGTAGCACTGTATACATATTGCATACCATATTATTACTCATAACACTTACCCCAGGGTTATATGCGTTTGCGTTTAAAGGTACAACAAACAAACCTATACCCCCAACCCCGGTATTACCGCTTAAAGTCCATGCCTCAGTTCCGTTAAACGTCTGATACGCACTCCTAAGGGTTAATAACCCATTTGACACGTTTAAGGTATTAGGCGTGGCAGGAAGTCCGTACACCGTTTCCGGCAGTATTGCTGTACTCTGAATCCCATTATACAGTTCAAAAGATGTGCCTACGGAACCGTACTCTAACTGCGGTTTTATATAATAATTTGTAAGTGTTGTGCCCACAGCAACTCTAATCTCAAAGAAAGTAAGGTTTTCAGTAGTGGTATCGGTAATAACTCTGTTTACAACGCTTGCAGCGTTACTAGCTGCTCCAAAGTTACCAACGCTAGTTGTTTGTGTGCGTAGGACTAAACTCACACCGCTAACTACGTTAGGGTTGTTAAACGACAATGTGAGAGTAGCGCCCTTTGGTGCGTATAGCATATTGTCATAAACCCTTAAGTAGGAATACCCTGTTCCAGAGGGCGTACCGTTCAATAAGTAAGATCCATCTGACTGTAGGGTAAAAGTTACACCGTTATTCGTTGTTGTAGCAACAGTCCGTATCAGGTTCTTCCCAGCCCTCGCCGTCCTTACGGTGCCCACGCCCACTATAGGCCGGACATTATCGGGACTAGGGCCACCCGTGCCAGCTTGCGAGGCCACTATGTTAGCGGTCACGTCAATAGGCAGCCCGGCGTAGGCTGTTGGCACGGTGAGCTGTGATAACGTCCCTACCGTTCCAGGTATACCCTGAGTTAATCCGTTAAAAGCATCAAGGGCCGTAGCAACATCGGTCTTGACTTGCGTCATGTCAGACTGTAACGCTGTGATGTTACTCTCAGCACCACTGATGCGGCTCAGCATACTTCCCATAGGCTCGGGAAGCGGGTTTTCTATTTCATTTAGAGCGTTGATACTCGCGCCAATCATGTAAATAGCCGTACTCGACTTAGCGATTATGTTTCCCGCTGAATCATACCATACGATCTGAACGGTGTTATTACCACGGATAGTCAATGCCTGAGTTAGCTGTATAGTGCCGTCGGGCAGCACATCTGACCAAAGCCGTGATCTAGTGGCATCCGCTAACGAGAACTCAGCTCTCCGTGTGTACGGTGTCAGCCAAGCCGGTTGCGTAACGATCTGAAGTTGTGTCGCTTGATGCTCTCCCGCATACCCGGCAAAAGAATCGCTAAGCGTTAGGATATTACCCGCCCCAGCGATTGTTAAATTGATAATCATATATTTCCTCCTTTCATAAAATTACAAAGCTGTATCGGAGTGTTGCTATCGTGCCGGTATCTGTGAACAGCATCAAGTACCCAGTTACAACCCCTGTAAGTGTCATCAAGTCGTTACTTAGTACGTAAGATATGCCGTCCCGGGTCATCATACCTGTTTCTACAAGACTAGGTTTACGTGGCTTAGTGAATACTAATCTTGCGTCCGTTACAGTGCTATAGTCCATTTCCACCGAGCCTTGATAAATCTTGTAAATAAATTTTACACTGTTTTTGTTAGTGGCGTTAAGCATAATACCCGTAGACCATATAGCCGGTCTGTCTAAGTCTAGCTCTATGAGTTTTTCTATCAAGGCTGCCAACCTCCTATGATAATACCGTTTAACAGCATTACCCTGTCATTGACTTGCGGCGAGGCGTAGTTCCGTACCCGCTTATATAGTTTCTGCGACGCTACCGTGTCACCGTCGAAACGTATAGTAGGATTGTTCGTAGTCGGCGCAACACTGACCACTGTTGCCATTCTTACTATAGGTATCATATTGAGTAGTTCATTACGTAGACTTCTGAGAACATCCCAGAAGTCGTTAGGTGTTCCCATCATAACTGTATCACTCCTTACAACTTAATAACTCGTCGTGTGTCATGCGACATCAAACCATCATACTTCAAGTCCATTTCCCAGCCCGTCTCCGAAAACTTCATCGGCTCAGGGAAGACTTGAGGAATATCAACGTAAATTGTGTCCGCATTATCGTGTATAGGCATGAGAGCTGTGGAGAAAGAGAAATGACTATAAGCTGAGGTACTTTCTATAGCTATCCGGCGTACCAGATTATCCAACGTCCCTTGATTAGCTATGTTGTCAATTTCCTCAAAGTCCACGATCCTGCGCCCTCGGTTTACCGTGCTTATTGGAGATAGCGGATCGGTGTTAGCAAACTTACTAACCATCGGCGTACTATCGATATTAGTAGCTACTCTCACGAATACATTCGCCCGGCTTGCGATGTCCAAATCTTCCACGAATTCCGGGGCGAGAATACTATCCCGGTCAGCCTTATACTTTATCGTTACTGGCCTGAGAGCCGGTTCGATATAAGGCCCGGAACGTATAAATCCCTCGGAGTCCACTCCAAGGGAATTGTAATTGATGTCTTTAAGGAGGTCATTTATAACGTCTTTGATCTTCTCGCCGGTTGCAAATTCTCGATCCGCGCTTAAAGTAAGATTACTCGCCGTTATATTAACCCTCGTTATGCCTGAGATGTTTAGAAGCTTAGTTACTTCTCCAACATAGTTAGCGTTAGCTGGTATAAAATATCGGCTCTCCAGCCTATCTTGTTCAAGTATAATTGTCTTGTCGTAAGCATTGATCTCCCTACGTACTAAAGAGCCATTAATTTCACGCGCTGGACTCTCTAGCAAGAATATCCCGAGTGGCCATGATACAGTCCCGCTATCCTGCATATGCAAGATAAACCAAGGCTGTATGCGGTCAGATAAGAAATTAATCGCTTTCTGCATGTGCTCATCCAGCGTAAAAGTCGCGGTGCGTTTTATCGGCCTCAGCTCTCCGTAAGTTATACTAGCCGCTATGATACCGTCCAATGTTCCAATTCCTATATCATATCTATTGAGCAGGTCATACCGGAAAGACACTTTCCGGTTATCACCTCTCATCCGTAGCTCATCATCAATCTCTTTGGCTGTATAAGCCCTCGACATGATCACAGCTCCACCTCTTGCGCGAAGTCTGTTTCTGTAAAATTGAACGTCACTATACAGTCTTTACGTGATATTTTATCCACTAATGCACCCTCAATCGTGCCGTACATAGTCCCTAGTCTCCAGTCTCTTAGTATCAATGTATTACTGCTACGGGTAAGCTCTTCTATCCGGTCACGGTCTTCAAGGCTACACTGGAAACTGAGCTGCACTGATTTCCGCGAAGTACTACCGATCTGCAGCACAGGTTTTTCGCGGCCTATGAAGTATGACAAGGATTTTTCATATACATACGTTCGATCTTTCTGCGGTACAGCACCTATCATATGCTTAAGTGTCACTTGGTTATCCATGCTGTGAGTGTCCGCTATGGTCGTGTAGTACCAATCCATGACTCCGTTAACGAGGTTGCTATCAGCAAAGCTATAATCTACATCAACTACACGAGCAAAATACTCATAAATGCGTCTCGGGGATGCTGTGTGGTCATCGTACACCCCCGCAGTTGTAACGCCAATTCGGAGGTAGTTTGACGGTATATTACCGTTTAACTCGGCTCTGTAAATGTATGTCTGTTTACCCTTGTTATCAATGTACAGTCTGATCGAGTTACCCGCCTTGATAGCAAGCCTCAGTGCCGGTGCTGGCGGCGGCGTGGTATCGAGGGTAAATGGAAGCTGTGCCCACGGACTGGAGAATCCATACTGGTTAGTGATACGCATTCGGGCGATGTAATTTCCGTTGGGCAGGATAGTGTTAACCGTATGAAAAAACTCATCCATAAATGCTTGATTACCTGTGCTATATACCTCCGTTATACCGTCTCTAAGGATCAATAATTCCCAGCTTAACAGGGACGCAGCAGAGAAGAATACCGTAGGTCTATTGGAGTCTGTCACGGATACAATTACTGGAGCCGGTGGAACGCCAATCGTAAAGAACGTTGCTATGCTAGACCAAGGCCCAGCGTCACCCAGTGCACCGTAAGCCATTACTTGCCAATCCACTGTGCTTTGTGTGAATATGGGACTGGTCATCACGGTAACGGCTCCAGCGGTCTGCCGGTTCACCCATGCGCCACCATCTACACGGTAACGGATATCGAATCGGCTTGGCGTAGTGTCGTAAGGACTGTTGTACCGCCATTCGAGCATAACGCCGTTATCACCGCTGACAGATGCACCTACAGGATAGACAAGTACTGACGCAAGCGGCGGTGTTGCTGCCAGCGGAAAGCTATTCTGAGTCCACGGCCCCCAACCGTTGTTAGTGGTAGATGTCCGCGCTCTGAAAGTAACCGCCGTATACGTCGTAAATGTGTTAGCCGGTAAGACATATCTGTTAGTTGTTCCTGCTATAGTCTGCGTTACATGTGTTCCTGCCCCCTGCCAGTACTCCACTTGAGACTGGTTCTGTGGGTCAGTCGTTAGTGCTGGGTTTGGAGTATGCCACCAACTCAGAGTAATAGCGGCTTTCGGGTTCTGTGTAGCTGTTGGCAGTAAGTTAGTCGGTGCTAACGGTATTATGTCGTCTACTGTAAATTCTAAGTATGGGACTAATGAAGCTGTGTTGTTAAACACTAAGCCCGCACCATACGGCCCGGGGACGTAGTTGACTTTGATACCAATTCTATCGTTTTGCGCCTTAGCTATGTCAAATACCGAAGTAATATCAATGTCGTAGGCTGTACCCGGGATCGCTGCTACCGCACTATTTACAGTCCCGTATATAGTTACATCACCCGGTGCGCCAAAATCAAAATTATTGACTCTGTTGATATCGTTTATCGTGAATAACTGCAATCTGACAGTATAAGGCGGCGTAGCCGTCACAGCGTTGACGAATTGTCTCAGCACAACTTTAGTCAGATTTTTGTACTGTAAATTCCCCAGGTTGAACTGCAAATACGCGCTGTGTACATCATAATTCATATTAGGGTAGATAACAGTTGAATACCGTATCTGATACGTCGGCGTAGCAGTGAACCACTGTCCGGTAGGGTAGTAATACGCTGTGTCTAAGTGTTGTCTTGCGTTAGTTAATGCTCCTGTGATAACCGCCATTAGAACAGTTCACCCCCTGCCGCTGCTAAGCCCATATTTGCGTTTCTGTTCGCTCCAAGATTCTCGAAGATTCTAGTCATCTTATACACTTGGTCTACCTCATCCATCTTGACTTGCATCGTAATGTTCTGAATAAGCCCACCAACACCACTGGTAAGACTAGCATTAGCAACACTTCTCAACCCTGCTATCAGGCCTGACGTATCGAGCTGTAGATTGTCCTCTGCTATACCTGTCAGACCGGTCATAAGATCGTCCATAGAGCGGTACATTGTATCCGCTATATCTTCCCAGCCTAGCATAGTACTACTTCCGATGTTTTGGCCCATACCACGGAAGACTTTAGAAGGTGAGCCGATCTTGAAAACACCCTCAGCGGTCTTAATTGCTTGCTCACATACCTCTTTGATAGCAGCAAATAGCGCACTTTGGGTATCTCTGATGCCCTGTATCATAGAAATGATAAAGTTCTTACCGACATTAATAGAGGTCTTTGCTATCTTGTCAGCCGCATCAACAGTATCCTTAACAACGTCTTCGGTTTTCTTAATTAGTACACGTTCCTCAGAATCTATACCGTCCGCAACGGCTTTAGGCAATTCCTCGCCTATCCGCTCACCCTCGGTTATTAGTTCACTAGCGGCCTCTGTAGCACCGTCCACAAGGTCTGTTGCAGCGGTCACAAGTTCATCGTAGTTCTCGTAGATACCGTCTCTGATAGCCTCGGGCAGTTTATTACCGATAGGTATACCGTCTGTCCCGATCAGAGTTTCCATGTCGTTGAGGAGTTCTTTGATCTTTGCGTCAGTATCTTCACGTAGCCCCTGTAGCTCATCTACAGCCATACGGCGGGCAATTTCGTTTTTGTCACGCCATAGTTCACTGTATTTGGTTAGCTCTGTATCTGTCATAGTAGTGAGCGCTTTGATGTTAGGCCTAGCAGACTCAGGCATGGCTTTGATCTTAGCAAGTAAGCCCTCATCTATTGCGGAATTGGAGAGCTTGATGATATCGGATTCCCAATCCTGCATAGCTTTAACCTGGTCTTGGAGATTCTTCATCAGGTCTTTGCTGGATACCTTCTCACGTTCTTTGAGAGCATCGAACAAGGGGAGCATGTTGGCAATGGCCTCTGCCCTTGCGTCTACAGCTTTGGCATACTTATCCTCAGCCTGCTCCATTTGATCCATGATCTTTTCTTGTTCCGTAAATAGGCGTTTCTGAGCTTCAAATAATGAAGCGTCAGCAATCTCACGCTGCTTAGTACCCTCAACGTACTGTTCGGACATTAGCAACCAAAAATCTATTTCCTCTTGCACAGAGATTTCGTTGTACTTCTTACGCTCGTCTATCCATTTCTTAGCGTTGTTAAAATTTTCCTCTTCAAGCTTATACCGAGCGGCGTACATTTCCTTCTCAGCGTCCATCCATTCCTTGGAGCCTTCCTCGAAGGACTTCATCGCCTCACGCCAAAACTCCACAAGCTGGCGGGTTGTTACTTGACCATAGAACACCATGGCATCCCGCTGCTCTTTGTAGCCTTTGTACATTTCAGCGTTAATAGCTGCTAGTTCTTTAGCAGCTTTAGCCTCTTCGTCAACTTCTTTTTTCTTGGCTGACTTAGCCGCTTTTGCCTTTTTCTCATAATTACCTATGGTGTACTTGACTTCATCATCGGATATCGACATCATTTCATCATTCATGTTGCGATACGCCGATATAGTCTGGTCAGCCATTGCTTGAGCCGCCATTTCCGCCATATAAGACGATGAGTCAAGACCAATAGCGAAACTTGATCCAATATCAGAACCAATGTTCCTAACTTCTTTGGCTACCGTGGAGCCGGATGCCATGCCTACGGACTCTTTCGCGCTGTCCATGACATCGTTGAAAAGTGCCTTGACGTTGGCTTTCAGCTTGTCTTTGACTGCAAGCATACCGCCCCAGAGTGAACCGATAAGTCCTTGCCCTGCATCTTCCATATCTTTCTTGCCGCCAAGGAAAGTATTTTTAATGTCCTGAATTATACCTTTGACTTTCTCGACAAGTTCTTTGATAATCTCAGGCAGCCGATTCACTAATGATATGAAGAACTCCTTACCAGATTTTGCCATATCATCATGGAGACTCATAAATTTTTCAGCGATTGCCATCACTATTCTAGGTATGGCTTTAGTCAGCTCGATAATGATCATAGGTAAGTCCGTGACAAGGGATACTAGCAGCTCGAATCCTGCTTGTATGATCTCTCCCAGACTGTCCGGGTTAGTTAAAGTATCAACTATGCCGTCAATTATTTCCGGGATAGACGCAACTACAGACTCTATTATCTGAGGTGTTGCTTTCGCCAACGCTCCTAGAAGCTCTATCCCTGCGCGTATGATCATCGGTATACTGTCTATAAGAAATTCGATGATACCCGCAATCAGTTTAGGTAGCTCAGCCACAAGCACAGGGATTGAGTCAATGATACCTTTAGCTAGACCAACGATAAGCCGTAATGCCGCATCAAGTAAAAGAGGTAGGTTATCTATTAGTATCTGAACTATTGTTGTCAGTATCTTAACAATATCAGGTATTAACCGTGGAAGAGCGTCGGATATACCGTTAGCAAGTGCTAATAATATTTTAATTCCTGCGTCAAGGATCATCGGTAACATGTCTACGATTGCGCCTATTAGTTGATCCAGTACATCCCCGATAGCTTGGATAATCATATCCATGTTATCAACTATGCCGGTGATAAGTGCAGTGATTAGCTTCGTACCCAGCTCTATGAGCGTTGGAAGGAATGTTGTTATAGTAGCTGCGGCTTGCTCAAGCGCGCCACCTATAGCCGCTGACAGTTCTTCGATGGAGCCGTCACCCTGTAGCACTCCCAGAAATGCACCTGATAACTCAGATATAGCGGGAAGCATCTCGCCCATAATCTTAGCCTTCATGTCATTAGCCATTGTGCCTACGGCAATTTGCGTATTGGTGGCAATCGTTGCAACGTTCGCCATTTTGCCAGCGTCAGTCTGTGCGAGTGCTTCATTCATCCCGCCCATTGATTCAGATACCATATCTGTAACGAATGCCACGCGCTGCGCTTCCTGAGCTAGTGCTTGCTGTTCTAACTCAAGCTTTTTCGCACCGTCTGCGAGTTCTGCTTGCGCTTCAAGATTACGCTGCATTTCAACGTTCTGTTTGAACCATTCTTTTTCATTCGCAGAGAGGGTAAAACCCTGCTTCGCTAGACCGTCGATTGATCCATTAATGGCCTTACCTAAAGCAGTTGCGACGTTACGCGCTTGATCTGATGATGCAGTAGCACCGTACATATAAGCCGTGTAGTCATTGATAACAGGCAACATTTCTTCCAGTGATTCTTTTCTCTGTACAAATGAGGCCATTTCTGCCAATGCTGTTGTCTGAGCGGTCTGAGATACAACGCCCATCTGTTCCTGTGCTTTCGTCAGTGCTTGAATACTTAGAATCTCTTCGTCCGAAGCGTCCATTGTATTCCGCATAACCTGAGCAAGCATGGTCTGACTCTGTGTTGCATCAGCGGCTACACTCATCGAACTGCCAACATATTCAGTTACTGCGGCTCCAAGGCTCTTTACGAGGTCAATTAGAGCTGTAACGCCCATCTTTATAGCTTCGGCAGCAAGATTTGCTTTAAGCATTTCCCCGAATACAGATGATTTCTTTCCAGTATCATCCATTGCGCCGCCGAGGTCTTTAGTTTCTTTGCCAGTGTCTTTTAGTTCGGAGCCTACGCCTGATAAAGCTTTCTCATTCTGCTTAAGCTCTTTATCCATACCATTAAGCTCAGCTTGAGCTTTGTTGAGCTGGATTTGGTAATTCTGCGTCTTTTTATCGTTTTCTCCATACGCCTCCGCGCTTTTTGCAAGCTGAGTTTGGAGTAAGGCTATTTTATCTTTTTGGAGGTCTATGCTTTTATTTAGTACTTCATTTCGGGCCGTCAGCGCATTCGTGGACTTGTCGTTTTTATCGAACTGAGACGAAACAAGCTGCATTTCCGAACCCAGGACTTTAAACGATTGATTGATTTCAGCTAAAGAATTCTTAAATTCTTTTTCGCCCTCAATGCTTAACCTTAGCCCGAAACTATCTGCCATATCTCCACCTCCTTACAGGCCAAACGGAATAATCCCGTCTATGTCCAGTTCTTGTTTAGGCTTTGCCGCTCCTATGTAGTGGAGATGGCACTCCCGTAAATCGAGGAAAAAGCCCATCGGCGAACCCCAGAAGTCATCTGGAGTCATACGCAAATGGGCTGTTCCAAAATAAAAAAGCCGGGTAAAGAATTCTGCATCACTTACCCGGCTTGCTGGTTTTTTCCGTCTTCTACACTCAGGATTTCCCTGTTCATACCTTTGTTGATTGCTATCATGATTGCGTCCTTAAAATCTACTAAATCAGAGGGTATCATAAGTAGTTCAACCATTTCCTCTGTTAGTAAGTCTTTTGGGCTGTCCTTATGCGTTAAGTTATAGGCGTGTATGGGCTGGTTAGCTAGTAAAACTAGGAGCCACATAACCTCACTCAAAACGTCATCAAACTTCTGAGCGGTCATGAGTGTCTCTCCGAGTTCCGCTAACCCGCCATATTTTTTACCTATTTCTTTAGTGGCTCTGATTGTCAAAAGTAGCTCGTACTCCTGACCACCTATCTTGATGCTTGCGCTTCTATCATCCATAGATGACTATCCTCTCTAATCTTAGATATCCGGCTCGTACACGGAGGTGTACCAACCTTTAATTATTGTTGGGTCTATAGCGGGGCTTTCAGTAGCTTCTACTTTCCAAGGATGCTGTCCTCTAGCATCAGGCCGGTTGCGTCTCATAAGCGTACCCACAATAGTGGGAGTCTGGAAAGTAATTGTATCCCCCTTGGTTTGTAAGCTTGTAGATGGAGTCGCAAATTTTACCTTATATAGCCAAAAATAACGATATGTATCGCTACCGCCTTTTTTCGCTCTGAACCCTACTGCAACAGGGTCTCCACCGTCCTCACTCGTGGATACTAGAACGCCGTTACCGTCTATAGTCGCGCCGGTTAGGTCTTGCGCCACTAGATCACCTATGTCATTTACATTAATCGTAAGATTGCCGCCGCCCCATTCCTTAACAACGATGTCGGGCCCGTCATCCGCGAATAGCGTAGCTTCTAGTATATCGATAGCTAGATCAACGGTAATTGCTTTAGCAAGTCTTATTGGTGTACCGTAGGTCTCAAAATCTCCATCACCTGACACGGTGATAGGAGCATAGAAAAGATTGTCTAGTCCAATTGTAGCCAATATGTTACCTCCTTTAAGAATTTAGTTTGTCAATTTCTTCCTGTAAAACTTTTTTCATTTCCGCGACAGACGCATCTTTAGATGATTTCTTAGCCGATGACAAGTAGTTAGTCGGCTTTTGGTCAGCTTTAACTTTACCGTGTTCAAGAATAGAACCCACTAATGAGTTAGTGACAGGTCTGTTGTCCTTCGCTTGTGTCCTTCTGCGCGGATCACGGAATCCGATCTTTATATCATAGTTACCATCGTTGGATACTCGTGGCGGTGACAGTCCAAGCGCACTCAGTAATTCGCCGGTTGACCGTGATGGGTATTTAGTACCCGCACCAATAACAGCTTGTAAGTTACTCCTAGCACGGTCTAGTACAATCTGCCCCCCGGCTTCTAGTGCTTTTTTGGCTATCTCATCCGTGTTACCCGATAATTTGTCGAGTTTCAACGCGAAGTCCCCAGACACTTTAATCTCCGCTTTCGCCATCGCCCCACCTCTGCTCGAACTGCGTGATATAGTTTTCATAGTCTGTCATAGGGTATATTTTCTCAGCGTCGATAAAGAAAGTGTGCAAGGCAAGTCCTTTGTCATACCCTCCGTAAAAGCGGTCAGATACGTAAAAGTCCTTCCATAGCAGTATCGCAGTGATCATCTTCCTACGCTCGATATAATTACCTTTCGTCCCTACTTGAATTCTCACACGTTGTAGGTCTTGCAAAGGGTAGTTATCACCGTATGGCGCAAAACTGTATGATCTGGGGATGATAATTGCTTGCTGGGTACTCATTCGTTCCTGGTATATACCTGTTTCAGCGTCGTATCCAAGTAGACCGAGTAGATAGGTTACCTCTTCTAGAATGTCTATTCAAACACCTCCCCCAGATCGAACGGAAATAGCGTTTCCGAGTTTTCTTGTGATAGGTCTGACAGTGTCAGGATCGTAAAATCTCCACTGTTCGTATTTGGTATAGTGCTACGAGTAATCTCATACCTGCGCCCATCGTATTCAGCTATGGTCTGTCCTATATATTCAGCGGTATACACCCTTACTTTCAGACTCGCAGTAATGCCAGCTATCCGGGATTGGTAAAACTCCTTAGAGCTGGCGTCCCACACCGTACAAAATACATTAGTTTTTTCCTCCTCATCGGGGAAGGAGAATCCTTGACTGTCTACAGCTCTTTTCACAGCTATAAGTGCTAGTATTCCTTCTCTCATAGCACAGCACCACTAGTTCTTAGTACATTTTTCTGGCTGCTATACGCCTGTTGAAAACGTTCAACATTATCAATAAAACCGAAGTTAGCCTTGCAATAGAGAACAATCGCCCGCTCAAGCGTAGCCGCGCTTTTGAGTTGTTGGAGGTTATCACCTGATAAACCTATGGGTAAAATAACACCTGCGCTTACTAAATCTAACAAACAAGCGTTGATTAGCCCTTGTATTTCCACGTCATAAGCCGATGAAGTAATGCGTAATGCGTTTTTCACTATTTCAAGCATTTCGTCACCACCTTACTTGCTAGTGGTCTTTTTAGTGGCGGCGGGTTTCGTAACCGGCTCAGGCTCAGTAACTACCGGCTCAGGCTCAGTAACTGGAGTGATCTCAAGCTCCATTACTGGCATATCACCATCGAAGGGTATGAGGTTCATTCCTGCGGCTTTGGCCTGTATATCTGATAAAATGACAAAGCTACCCGCTTTCACGGATAGCATCGAGTCGCGTTTCACATAATACCTCTTCAAGTAAACCCCTCCTTACTTAGTCACCTTGGCAAAGGACTGCAAACGTGTGATATTACCGGCTGCGTAAATCTCCGATACATAGTTGATAAGGTTCTTTTTGGAATCTGTATACGGATCACGAGTGAGCGTTGTCTGCATCCCTAGAGGAAAATTAAGCGTGTAAGCGTTGAAATCACCTGCTACCATGTAAGTATCACCCGCAGCGGCTGTAGCATATGCTGGCAAGCTGTTACTGAATACAACAGGATACCCGCCCAAAATGAAGGTCGATCTGCGGCCCTGTGTACCAGGTACTATCGAATAGATAGGATGCCCGTCAGTACCTGTCAAACCCATGAAATTGCTGTAGAAAGTCTGACGATTCATAACCAGAGCCAAGGATTCCTCTGTACCTTCATCAAGCATTGCTATAGCCTCGTTTGGTGTATTGAATCCAGGTGTTTGAGAGATAGACGCGACAAACCTCGCATCGGTATTAGTCAGAATTCCATGGATACCTGCGTTCGCGGCCTGTGAACCGTTAAGTATAAGCCCATCTACAACGCGCATAAGTGCATCGGGTAGCTCTCTCCATAGCCAATTCCAGAACGCTTCTATGCTGTCAGCCTCAAATTTTTTAGTGATCTGGAGCGTTTCCGCAATAAACTGAGGGTTCATAAGAACAGAATCCAGTAAAATTTCCTTCTCTTTCTTCGCTAAACCCCCAACCTCATCATGCAATGCGGGGTCGGACTTGCTGTTAACTAACGGATACTCAGTAATACCCTTAATTTCAACCCTATTACACAAGCTAATCAGTCTGCCACCGGTGAACAGCAAGTCCGCAATGCGATTATATAGTGTAGATGGGATCAACATTTGGTTATCTGGGGTAGATATAAGCTGCCTTACCTCTGTTTGGTCTCCTGTCTTTACCGCTCTTGCCCAAGCAAGCTCATACTGACGTGTTTCAAGTACATTATCCGTGCTCTTAGCTGCCGCCCTGCCTGCAATACGATCTGAGCGTAAGTTATTCAGCATACTAAATTGACTTTCCTCTTTCGCTCTCAGCTCATCACGGGCTGCGGTAACGTCGTTAAGCTCAGTCTGTAAGGCGGTTCTTACCTCTGAGCGGCTTGTGAGGTCTGCGAGTAATGCGTCGCGCTTGTCAGTATCAGTGCTAGTATCCCGCGCCTCAGTTTCCATGGTTAATACTTCGGCATCAATGGCCTCAATAGATGTTCTTAGCTCGACTACTTTTGAGTCGGCTTCTTTCCAATGTTTAAATTTCAAATTAATGCCCTCCTTTTAGGCTTTTCATAATATTGTCTAATCGTACATCTTGTAGTTCGCGTCTTAATTTGTCATGCTCAGCTTTCAGATACGCTACAGTATCTGAGTCACCCGGGCTGCGCGTCTGTAGTGAAGTGTCCTCATAAGCTGGGAACGTCACCGCAGAAACATCATAAAAATCACTAAATTCCATGATTGTGCGTTCGTCTAAGTCTTCGGAGTCACCCTCCGCGAAAATCCACTGTGATTTGGTGACTATCGCCATAAAAGACATTCGAGTCACCAACCCTTCTTGGATCATCTTGTACACGTCGCGCCCTATGGCAGTGTCGATAATATCCGCACTGACTTTCAACCCTGTGCTATCCCTTATGAGCTTAAGAGAGTTGTTAGTAGTTCGGGCGAGTAGGGAATCGAAAGAGTGATTAAAATCAAAAACGACATTAGATAAATTTGCGTTATCTAGTGCCGTTCTATCAATCTTCTCTTTCCAGCCCCACTTCTTAGAGCCGATAACCGTCTCCTTGTCAAACTTTAAGGCGTATCCTTCGACGCGCATGACGGTATTATCTTCGCTTGCTCTCATTACGGTATCAATATACCGTACTACTTTATCTTCAATAGTTATCACCTCCTTTCAGGCAATAAAAAAGCACTCCCTTAGGAATGCTTTAGTGGTTTATATTAAATTTTTAGAACTGAAATTGATTTGGATACGCGAATGTTTTACTATATGATAGCTTCCCTTCCATATCCGGCGGCATGGTCAACATACTTGCTTTAAATCCGATCTTATCTTTAGGAAGCATATCCTCCAAAATTATAGTAAACGCAAGTCCTATAGGGTTATCGTCTTCGTCGAAGTATACCGATGCGACGTATACAAGCGTTTGTTTCTCATCGGTAACGTTTTCAACCCATCCTGTAGTCTCTATTAAGCCTAGGTTACTCAAGGCTATATTCGTATCAGATACTTGCATTCGTATGTAATCTACTTTCGCAGCATCAACCTTTGGTCTAACATCCATTTTCGCCTTAGTAGCGTTCCCCACATCTATAGTGGTAACATCATAATAATACCCTGTCTCGCCCGGCGCAATTATCTGTGGAAACGCTGATATCATCGTCTGGCTAAGAAGTAACTTGCCATCGCCGTCTGAAATATCAGCCGCCCCAGAACTGAGAAATAAAGGCACATCACCTGTATTTTCTACTGCGAAAATGATTTGTACCCAATCAGTACCAGAAATAGAGGTGTATATGTTGAAATCGTTATAGGTTATCTCGTATTTTGCTTCCGCTTTCTTAGCGGGTTCTGGTTTCACTGTTGCTGTAGGCTTAACTGTTGGGTCTGGTTTTGATGTAGTATCTTGAACTACCGCCGTTTCTTCCACAATCTCTGTAGGACTTGGAGTCACACAGGCTTTGATTATACCCAATACCACGATAAAACCTAAAATTATTAACACCATTTTTACTATTTTCATGATTTTTCCCCTTTTCACTTTTAGTTACCTTGTAATTGCTGTAAAATCAATGTTTGTTGCTCGATAACAGTATTCATCTCTTCCTGCGTTGCATATTTAGGCGCAGATATACGGACGCTATGCCTTTACAGTCTCTAGAAACCATCTAACCTTAAATTGACGGCCCCTAGCTAGTTTCTGATCCATTCTCCTCACCCTCACTTTCTGCAAGTTCTGTAGTCCCTTCCGCAAGGCTTGTAGTAGATTGTGTTGGCGTTGAGGTAGACTCACGGCTGCGGAAATTCTTGTTATCTTGTAGTTCGTCACCACCCTCTAACGGTGTCATTTTGAATGCTAACCGACGTACTTCGTTTTTAGTGAAGTATATCGCTGCGTTATAGAGCATCGGTAACAAGTCTTTCATTGACATGAACTCGAACGGGTTTTTAAAATACTCGATTACATGGCCTCGTGTACGTGCGTTAGCTGTTAAATACTTGTAATTAAGCTCCTCTATAAGGCGTTCCAGTGGCGGCATAAGTGTCTTGTTAAAAAATACCTCCATTTCTGCCTCTGTTGCTGTACCCTCGATCACTGCTGGGTTGATACCTTTAAAACTGTATAGCAACGCCATAAACGTAGTCACATCGGTCATTCCCATTGTTTCTATGGCCCGGGGAAGAGGTCTAAACTTCTCACCTGTATCAAGTACTAGCAGACCGCCACGTGTTGCCTTGATACGCTTTAAGATTTCGTCCTGCTTGCTTATCTTCGCCTCGTCATCCATGTAGGCGGCATTAAAGCCGCCGTCAGCATACGATCCTCCTATCTCTATGACACCTTTAACTTTACCGCTATTTTGTAGATCATTAAGCATGGCAGACAGGTTTTCGTCAAAGATTTTGATAAAATTAGTCAGGTCATATCCCTTGTTCCTGTCACCGTAAAATACGTCATTCGGATTAAGTCGTAAGTGAATTGTGTCGTCATAATCAAGCGTCACAAGCTGCCCGGTCTTTTTATGTATTAGATTAAGAAATGTCTTCTCCTGTATGTAATCGGAGATCGTAAACCCTTCTCCAAACAAGTAATCATCAGCGTTTATCGTCTCTAGTTCTAGTACGGTATTACGTTCGCCGGCTTCCCTAATAATCTTAACTAACGCATTTCCGTAGGAAAAAAGCTGATACGCTATAGTATACATCATTTCACTAGGGTTTTGATACTTATTAGGTCTAATCATTAATGGCTTAGCATTTTTATGGTTAATTAGCTGTTGATAATGTATCTTACCTTTATTGCCTTCGTACTCTTCGGGTTCCTCATCGGGGTCTGGAGTCTCATATTCTGTCCAGATACGGGAGAGGATAAGGTCGATCTTAGAAAATTCACTTGCTATAGTGTCGTATATATTCTCAAGTATCGGTGTCCGGCTGCTGATGTTGAACCCGCTGATAAAAGTATCGTAGTCCACATATCTGCTTGTGGGCCGGTCGTAAAACTGTATACCACGCTTAGTCAATTTTATATGATAATTTGTAAATGGTATCTTCAACCTCTATCCCGCTCCTCTCTTTGAATAATCGATATTTAGCTCATCATCCGTAATGATATCTTTTCCCTTTTCACCTGTTCGCGGCTCTATGCTGTTATGGCATTTAGAGTGTACGGATATTAATAATTTAGGGTTTAAACTTATCTCAGGGTCATTAACATTTGCCTCTGTTAGCGGTACTTTATGATGTACGTGTATGTAACCTTCCAGTATATAACGTTTACAGTACTGACATATGCCCTTATCTCGGAATATAACAAACGCCCGTACAGCATACCACGCATTGGAATGAAGAAACGCTTCTTTCCAAGCCGGTACTACTCTTTTTTCTTTGCTTTTCTCGCCCACCATTTTACCAACCTTTCTTTGTTCTGCTCCCCGGTCTTGCTGTTAGTGGTAAAAACATGATATGCGCTGCGGCTTGATAACTGTGCTATGACACCGTCTTTTCTATGCGTCTCGGAGTTTAGCAGTGTTACGCTACCGTCAGCCTTAAATTTGGCTGTCGCATTAGCAAAATGAAGCTCCGAGAGCTTATTATTACAGTATACTAGACCACGTTTCCGAGCATCCTTCTCCTGCGCCATGATAGCGTTGGAAATTTTTGTTCGATCCATCATGAAAGGTAGTGCTGGCGGTAAACCGTCCTGGGACTTAATATTGGCATCTACAAAAGAACGTACCTCCGTTGCTTTGTTCGGATCGAGTCCAAACTTGCATAAGTGAAATCCATACTGCTTCTCTAAGTAAGCACAGTAGTACATAATTAAGTTTTGAGTTATGCCGGTGCAGTCTATGGAATTTCTAACGTCTTCACCATACAGAGAGGCCAGCATATCAACTAATTCTTCGTCTACGATTACAACATGCCCTTTATCAGCGTATTGCTGATAACCATACCGCTCTCCCACCTCATCATACAGTATGTTAGCGTCGTATTTGGACTTAGCCTTGATCATATTTCGCCGTTCAGTGACTATTTCGTCAGTGCTTTCAACCCTATACTGATAATCCCAATATCTGGGTAAAAAATAGAAGTCTTTCCTATAGCTTTCCTCCGTAATTGGGTTAAAAGTACCCATAGAGAGACAAGCGATATCGTTTTCTGGGTTTCTTGTATACGCCATATCTAAACCCATGAAGACCGGCGCTCCCTTGAAAATGTCTTCATCGAACGTTTTTGTCCGGCACTCACTTTCACTGAAATAACAGGCATACGAGTTCTGCGGGATATTGAAGTTCTTAGTCAGTGTTGTAACCCGCTCTTTCGGGTCTTCTTTCATTTTCTTGATTTTATCCAGCAAAAGCGTACCACTGACGGCGTATCCGAAACTAGGATTAGACTTCAAGAATACCTCAGTATCCCCTAGCTCATAAGCCTTAAGTACTTCATCCTCATTCTCCTGCGCGAATATGCAAGGAAAGAATCTATGATTGATAATCTCACCTTTAAGCACCGATCTAGCGTAGTCCAATCTTTGGTCAAGATAACCGCTGCGTACCGTACCCATGGTGGTACATTCAAAGATAAAACTGTCATCCCTTTTAACGGACTTTCTGAGGTCATCGGCATACTGTGATGTGGTCATGGCATGAATCTCATCTATCATGATTACAACGGGTATGATTCCTTCAAAGTTCTTTCCGTCACTGGACATTGATAGTAAATAGCTATTATTCTGCGGAACTCTGATCTCGTGGCTCGATCTCGTAAGCCGTGCGTATCTTTTTAATGCTTTGCTTTTCATAATTATTTCATAAGTAGCGTCGTAGCATAGGTTAGACTGTTTCTGAGCATTAGAGCCTATGAAGATGTTAGCTGCTGGGAAATCCTTGCTATAGAGTAAATATGTGTTTATCAGCCCCATGAATGTTGTTTTGCCATTACCAGTTGCTATGACTTTGAGAATATCATTAACAATTCTGAGATACTTCTTAGCCTCACCAATCGGATTTCCACTGAGGTCAAACTGCATTACACTGAGCGTACCCCAGAAGCAGAAAATCGAACATATGAACCATTTTTGCCATAGTAGAAGTTTCACCTTCTGCCCTGCGCTCTCACCTTGCGGGAAGATGCAAAACTTTTCGATCCAGTCTATAACGTGCAAACCTTTGTCGAGATGAAAATCATATAATTTGAGCATTGTTTTTTGTATTTCGACATACTGTCTAATCTCAGGGCTGTATCTCTTAGGATGTTTTTTGACTAATTTATGGAACTCCATAAATGGATTATTGGAAGGGATCGTCATCGTCCCCGCCTGGTGTCAGGTCAAGTTCTTCCTCAAGATTAGAGATTAGCCGAGATTGCAGCTGATTGAGTCTTGTGTACTTATCTAAATTGACTAATGAGGGTATTGATGATTCAACAAGGTTGCGCCCCATCATAGTTGTTTTGCCATTAATACGGATATATTCCATAGTTTCTTTCTGGAATAGTTCTATCATATCCCGGTTAAACTCGTATTCCTGCTTAGCTTCAGCAAGTCTTTCTCTTAGCGTCGATACCTCTTTATTAGTCATTGGTGGCAGCTGTTGTGGAGTTACATCGGTGTGTAAAGTAACATTTTTGGCTGATAGGTTTGCTTTTTTACGATCCTCAACAGCCTGCTTATTTTTATCCGATGATTTTTTTACCTCAGCGCGTAACTGTTCATAAACTTCTAAAGTAAATTCCTGCATCCCCTGCTTTGCTATCCCTAATCTATCCATAGCTCTATATACTAATTTAGGATTAACTTTTAATTCTTTGGATAAGTTTGATATAGAAAGCCTTCCCATTTTGTTGGCACCTCGTTTCTATTTTGACAGTACCTTGTATAGCATAGTACTAGGTAATATTAGCTTGCGATCCCCTTTGTTTTGGCTTTTCTCTCTTCGTCTTCGCATAGCCGACGCCGTTGACTACTCCAGTAGTCTCACACGAGCAACCCCGGGGGGATTCAACCATTTTGTCTAAAGTTATCTCATCTTCAATTAAATACTCCACGCTACACCCCAAAGCTTTAGCAAGTCTGCCAACTGTTTTAGGGCGTGGATTTCGTACACCTCGTAAAATCTGTGATAACCCCACTCGGGATAAACCCGATGCTACTACAATTTCATTATTGCTCAGATCAGCATAAGCTTGAGCCACATAGAAATTTTTGTGATTAAGCTTCATGTTTTAACACACCTTTCTGTTCTGCTATAAGCTGACTTGCATATCACGCATGGTGACACGTCCAAGGCATCCGCCATCTTGTAAATCTTATCTATTTTAGGAATGTATTCCCCAGCTTCATATTGACGTACCGTTATTTCGGGTATACCTGTCAACTCCGTTAGTGCTCTCCTGCTTAGATTCCTTGCTAACCTTAAACTCTTAATCATTTCTCCGATACTCATTTAATCGTCCTTCCCTTAAAATATAAAAAGCGCACACCGCAAATGAAAGGGGAGGAACCATTGCGGCGTACGCTCACCCTAAGTATAACATATTTGGTTGTTCTAACAACACAATCCTTATGCAAGCACATCAAGAATCCCTAGCTCGTACCCATACAAAGCGATAAGCTGGTGCTTGTAATTATCATAAGTGCTACCAGATATAAACAACTCATCGCATATGTTGAGCTTATCCCTCCTACACTCACAATACACCATCTTAAAAAAGTCTCTGTGGGCCGGTGACAATCGCTGTAACGTTCTTTCTAATGCCCTGACACGCCGATCCATTGATACAATGATAGTGGACTCACTCATAAGCCGTTCTACCTTGCTGAGTGTAGGATTGGATGTTTTATTGCCTCGTGGCTGTCCGTCGCCCAAACTGCTTGACATGCTATCCAATATACTCTCACGCTCCAGTTCAAGCTCACGGACATTACCCGGATAATTGTAAAGTTCCCTCTCTATGTACTTGTATAGCACTCTGTCTATCCTCATCTGTCACCACCACCCTTCCATACTTATACTGTGGACACTTAACTACCTCATATGACTCCACTAAAATATCAGGATACGCGCCTCTCCCAGCAATGATATCTTTACGTGTAGCCGTCCAGCCCGGTATTGTCTCACCGTATTTAAACTTATCACAACCAAGGCTATGTGCTCTTTGGCATGACCAACATAATGTGTTGCTTTTTTCAAACATTTTCTTTGATCCACTGAGCTAATAGGTCTTGATTGAACACTTTCATGATATCAACACACGGCCAATCAATATTACCGTAATACAAACCCTCGTCTGTTACATGTCTATAATACGTTTTATTCTCACACACTTGTTTATACTCTTCGTCGAGTAGTGAATCATTATCAAACCACTTTACGCCTCTTACGTGTAAATACATCAATAGTAAATCAGCATCATGTTCAGTTAAACAATTTACTCCGTATTTTCCATCTATAAAGTTTTTATAGCTATATTCCGTATCCGTGTCATTTAACAATTTTGATAATATCTCAATTACTTCTGTGAGAGTGCTTCTAGTCTCCATCTATCTCACCTTTCCATTGTTCTAGTAATTCAGTGCTGAACTTTACAACGTCATATCTCTTAAAAGTACTAATCTCCCCATATTCTAGTCCACCTCTATCAATTTTTGCATTTAACTGACTATTCATCGTTTTTACCCTTCAAGTAATCATCAAACGCTGATAACAACTCATTTTCACTACCCACTACCGCCACTGTCTTGTAATCATCCTCCGTGTAATCCTTGATGTACTGATCTTCTGTGATAGTTCTCACGCTTTCAAACGATATTTCATCAGGAAGTATGAAATTTAGCAGAGATGCAAGATTAACTGGTGCTTGATCACCAACTCGTAAGCGCATAGCGCTCTTTTCAGATACTAAAACGCCATCTTTCCTTAAGTTTGTCAGTTCTGCGTAGATATACATAAAACTTCCACCTTTCTAAGGCCAAACGTCCTAACATCCCAATCTCCTAGGAAAATATCAACCTTAAGCCCTTTTATAAGCCGCCCTGTATCAGAGGCCAGAAACCATCCAGTTAACTCCTTATAAGGCCCATAGAAAACAATATAAACCTCGCTTCCTAGCGGTATCACTTCCGGATCGACGGCAATAATTCGCTCCCAAACATCTTTCCCGTTCAAGTCATACCCTGTGGCAGTGATCCCCGCTGCGCTGTAATCGAGATTATAAGCTGTAGCGTCAAATATAGCCGTGTTACCGTTAATTCTGGAATACAGTTCCTGTATTTCCGCATCTTTAGCAGCTAAGGCTTGTGAAAGCTCAAATAATTGCGCTTGTAGCGCACTATTCGCCGCGAAAAATATTGCCAAGCCTAATACCACCTTTCTTATATGTATCTCTCCTTTTAGCTGTAAGGCTCTATTTGATCAATAACCACATTTACAGCTTCAAGTAATCACCTTCCTCATTAACCGCTGCTTTTACATCCTCTATCAACCTCAGTCCACCCCCACTCGTAGTACTCATACAGTTCACACCTGACTAAATAATCAATCTCATCTTGCGTAGCACTGTCAGGGACTTCCACTATTCCCGTTCCACGGATATCGGAGTGATCGTTTAAGTGAATGTAGAACTCAATCTTTTTCACAATCGCTCACCTTTCTTCTGCGCCAATATTGTTAGTTATGCAATTCAAAACAACCTCAGCGCACCCATGACAAAAATCGTACTTGTTCACCATCGGTATAGTAAACTTATAGCGTGTTTTAACACTAATAGTTATCACCCGATGTTTATCAAAAACGCTCTCACATTTATCACAACGCATCAACGCCTCCATTAATCAAACCCCCCTTCCCGCATAGGCTCAAACATAGTATCGCAAAGACCAAGTTCCCCAGAGTCGTAACAACTTTCAAAATTGTCGCAATCTCCGCATTCTTTTATTTCCTTGAGTTTATCTAAGTAGAGTTCCAAATTAATTTTTAGCACAGATATATCGCAGCGCAGACCGTTTACGATCTCTTCATTACTTTCAATCTCAGCAATCAACGCAGGTACTTGAAACGCTAACCTCTGCGCCTGTTCAACATCCATACTGCATTCGTACAGCTCTAACCAAGTTTTGATTTGATTTAACTTTTCTTGTGTCATTCGGTGATCCCCTTTCCCTTGTCAAACACTCCCTACACGCTGTATGTTTTCGACGCGATTTGCCTAGTCTAGCACTCAGCGCGTATCTTTCTTCGTCAGTGTATATTTTTTCGATTTTTGGCCTGATTTTTATCCAGGTAATAGGGATGTACGCTAAAACGCTTCCATCAGCGTTTACGTGCTTGATTTCTATCTGGTCAGGATACTTCTCTTTGTTGTGGTGAATCCAGTTGATCCACTTTTGTTCCGATGTGAAAAACTCAGCCGTTTTATCTCCTACTAGGTAATACATTACACTATGGCGTGATAAATGTATAGGCTCTTTATAGTACCCCCTACTTATACTTCGCCACGAGTGCGCTAACCGCCGTCATAAGTGCCGCTTGTTCACCTTCTTTCCCAGACAGTGCCAACAGAACACGTTCGTCCATTGTCCCCTTAATCACTAGGTGATTTATAACCACGTTATTAACTTGACCTTGACGATAGAGTCTAGCGTTAGCCTGCTGATACTCCTCAAGGCTCCACGTAGGACTGAACCACACGATGACGCTTCCCCCGGCCTGGAGGTTAAGACCGTGCCCAGCCGATTTAGGATGTGCCAGCATCAGCGGTACGCCGCCGCTGTTCCAATCCTCAATGTCTTTTACCGTCTTAAGATTACGAGGCTTATACTTCGACAAGTGCTTATGTATCCGGTCTGAGTCATGAATGAAATTATAAAACACCAGAACCGGCTGCCCCTGTGATAGCTCCACTAACTCATCCAGCGCGGCGATCTTAACTTGATGCATCTCATGGACTTCACGTTCCTCATCGTACACCGCGCCACTGGAGAACTGGAGAAGTTTATTAGTCAATACCGCTGCATTAGCCGCCGTAATCACCCCTTCGCCATCATCCAGCATCCGTAAGACTTGCTCACGCTCAAAGTACTCATATTTCTGCATAACATCGTCTGGCAGATTAATCTCGACATAGTTATCGATCCTATCCGGCAGTGTCAAATAATCCTCAGCTTTCATACTGACACAGATATCCGATATCTTGTCATGAATCATATCCGCTGCACCGCGCCGGATTGTGTACCCGAAAGTCTGTGTACCTGTCGCGTCAGTCTTTTTCCGGAAATAATCATTCCTGTAAGTCCCGACAAACTTACCTAACCGCTCTCCCTGGTCGAGTAGATATATTTGCGACCACAAGTCTATTAAGCCATTCGGAGCCGGTGAACCTGTGAGACCAACGACACGTCTACACAAAGGCCGAATCATCTTGAGTATTTTGAACCTTTGCGCCTTTGGACTCTTAAAGCTGGACAGCTCATCAATGACAACCATGTCAAATGGAAATCCTCTGCCGTAGTGCCCGACAAGCCAAACAACATTTTCACGGTTAATGATATAGATATCCGCATCTGCCCTGAGTGCTACTAACCTCTGCGCTTGAGTACCTAATACCTTAGACACCCTTAGGTGTTTTAGGTGGTCCCATTTCTTGATCTCGTTAGGCCAGGTGTCCTGCGCTACTCTCAGCGGTGCTATGACTAATACTTTGTTCACCTCTAGCAACTCATTCATAAGCACATCGATAGCGGTTAAGGCTGATACGGTTTTACCTAAACCGTAATCTAAGAACAATCCGCAGTACGGGTTATTGATGATGTAATTAGCTGAATAGTCTTGATATTCATGCAAGTCTGCTTTATTCATATCTCCATAACCCCGTAAAAATCTTCTAGAGTTTTTTCACTGTCAATCACCGCAACATAAAATCCTAATCCGCGCAAAATTTCATGAACAATTTTCTGACGTTCTGTTGGCTGCTTTCCTGTTGTCTTAATTTCAGCAAAGTAAATTGTGCCTCGCGGTAGTAAAATGATCCGGTCAGGCACTCCTGTAAATGACGGTGAAATGAATTTAAGTGCTAACCCATTTTTAGCCCTAACCCGATCTCGTAATTTCTTCTCTAACGTCTTCTCATTCATAACTATTTTTCCACCTGCCGTTTTAATTTTTTTCGGTAGCGCGTCAACATTGGATGTCAACATTCAACATTTTTTCTATACTATATACTCGATTAGGGGCGTTAGACAGTATTAGGTGATCACCCTCTCTCCCTAATGCCCCTAATCAATACTACTCTACTAGCACAATGTTGACATGTTGACATTTAACCACAAACCCGCTCTGCTACTGGCTTAGAGGTGTCAACATTGGATGTCAACATTGGTTTTTTGAATGTTGACATGTTGACATAGCCTGTTGACATGTTGACAGGATGTTGACATGAATGTTGACACCTATCTGGTACATCATTGCTTAATACTTTTTGTACCCTCTACTAGCCCCGTAGAGAGGAAATCTCATCACGTCTTTTTGCTTTTTCCAACCCCCTATTTTAGTTAATATGGAGTTGATTAGTATTGAATCCTGATAACCTAAATCTTCTTTTCGCTTACCAAAACACTCTACCCAAATCTCCATAACGCATACCTTTTCCCGCACAATGATACCTTCGCACCTACCCAAAATATCGTCATTACGTAGGAATGTTTGACGTTCTGAAAGATTCATTTGGCTCCAGTTTTCAGGCAATAAAGTATCCAAATAGTCTCTAACAAGTCCTTCCCTTTCGTCGCTTTCCATAGCTTCGCGCTGAACTTTTTCAGCTTCTGGCGTAAGACTTGCATCTAAATATAGCTTCTCTCCGGCCTTAAATCTCGCATAAGCTTCGGCCCATAATAAGTCAATATCGCCTTGCGTTAAGTCCCAGGGCTTATGAATTCCCTCACCTGTAACTTTTACAGGCCAGAACCGCCTATTACCCGTAGCGTCCCTTAAATAACCATCTTCTGCGTTAGTGGTTCCTATGAATATACATTGTCGTGGATGGTCTGCAACATATTTACCATAACTCGCTCTAAAGCTATCGTTTTGCGATGATAGGAAGCTTTTAAGCGTTTCTGTCTCCGACTTCCGCAGACCGGCTAACTCACCTATCTCAAGTATCCAATAGCCCTGTAATTTCTCTGCTGCTGTTTTATCCCGAGTATCGTATAAGGTGAGACTGTCGCTGAACCATTCCATGGCCATTTTAGCTATCAGTAGACTTTTCCCAATACCCTGTTTCCCTGCTAAAACTAACATGTTATCAAACTTACATCCTGGTACAAATACCCGTGCTACTGCTGCGGTAAATACTTTTCGTGTAACAGCTCTTATGTAATGACTGTCCTCCGCGCCAAGGTAGTCAATGAATAAAGTATCCAGCCGCTCCACTTCGTCCCATTCAGGCAACCAGTTAAGATAATCTCTAATCGGATGGTACCCTCTGTCCGCTGCTGTCTTTAGTAGAGCGGTTTCTACGATTTCTTTTGAAAAATTCGTACCGTAAACTCGGTTAAGGTAACAACGTAATTGCGCGCTATCCTCATCAGTCCAAGGGATCATGTCACGTTTCCAAGGCATTTTTTCTTTAATTTCTATTGATTTTTTCAAGGTATTCATCCTTCCTTTTTTGAGATACTTATCATTTTCCATAACAATTACCACATTACCCAAGGTGTTAAGTACCTCTCCGCGCCTGTTGATATCTAACGTCTCTTTCCACGAGGTATCCTCAGGCACTAATACGCCGACGCTCTCCAACACCTCATCTGAGAAATCCTCATATATGCTGCTAGTTCGCTCCTCCATCAACTGCGCACGTACCCCACGATCATCTTGGCACAGCTTTAGCATAGCAAGATAGGAGGGTAGTCTATTGACCGGCGTTCCTTCTTTAGAATCTTCGTCCTTGAGTCCAAACTTATGCAACCGCACAAGGTCGAAAGCGTTACAGAGCTTACCGCACACAGGATCAGAGCCGTGATGTGAGTAGGCAAACTTATCATCGTACACGACCATGCCCGCCGCGGTACTACCTTCTAGATAGGTGTAGCGATTATCAAATCCTATGTCCTCGTACACATCTGATAGAAATGTTTCAACCACATCACTAATAGGGTATCTTCTACAAAAAGCACCTATCACGCCGGGCTTTTCATCAGGATCACCTTGTTTCTTAATATCCCGTAAAACTTCCGCGCTAACCCGGCTAGAGAAGGGCCACTGAGTGGCATCCCTCCAGTCAGCGTAACCGTCAAGAATCTCATCAGCTTTAATCCAAGGACCGTCAATAACGTCATATAAGAATTCCCCGTCTTTAGACGTAGACGGCCAGAACATCAGCCGATGAGGTTGAAAAGTAGTATCGTCAAAAGAGTCAATACCCAGCTTCCCGGCCACGCTCCGCGCTATCGCCTGATACTCGTCCGTTAGTACAGGGCGATCCAACGGAATGAGCATCCTAGCCCGGAATGCGGTAGGTGAGTGCGAATGTGTTGTGTACATCACTGCTGCGGCTTCATATAGCAGTTTAAAAGTATCAAACAAATCCTCATTACCGCTGTCAATGTCAAGCGTTATAATAGACCGACTAGCAACCGAAGTCTTATTTCGGCGTTTACCCGCCAGCATACCGCCCAAAAAGCCACCACAATCTTTAGTCTCCACTTGCTTTTCTTTACTCATTGTGGTATACTCTAGGAAGGTCTCAGCCGTCCTGTGGGTATTAGTTACTCTATCGACAAGCTTAGACCATAGCCATTCCTGAGCCTTCCATGAGGTTTCTTTACGTCCCTTACCTTCGGTTATGTATAGTAAACCATCATGCTTGATTTCATGTTTTAACTCTTTTAACATTGTACCAACCTCCAATAATCATTTTTTGTACCACTCTGCGGCGAAAGCTTCCCCTCGTAGTGGTAATTTTTTTGCCCACGGGATAGGCAACGCCATTATGTCCTCAATCTCTGACTCACTGCCAAAGTCCATAGGCACGTCACATATCAACTCATCATGTACGTGAGCTACTATGTCATAACCGGCTTCCTTAACCCTCATCAAAGCCACTGCAAGACAATCTCTGGCCAGTGCTTGATTTATGTTTTCCACGAGTTTTCCAGAATAAGTATCAGTACTTTCCCATTTCTGTGTAACTCCGTTACGCTCATCAAACTTCAATACCTCTCCGCCAAACTTTCCACCCTGCTCTACCCGCGCACGGAAGTATGAAAGCCGCCGTCCTGACGGTAGCTGGATGAACAAAATTCCTTTTTCAGTTAAGAATCTAATACCGTGATCCAGTTCAACTAATTCCCGATCCTGCACAGCTTTAATAGCTGCGCGCTCAACAGTTTTCCAGTACTTCACTATTCTAGGATTTGCACTACGCCACTTATCCACGATGGGCTGTAACTCATTTTCCTTAAGCCCACTCTCTAATGCGCCCATGCGCACCAAAGCCCCAACTCCGCCCTGATATCCGCAAGCTAATGTAGCTACTTTACCTTTCGCCCTTAGCGGGTCTTTCTTGTCAATCTTCTCGTAAGGAATGCCAAACATCATACTTGCTGTAGATATGTAGATATCTTTATGAGCTTCAAACGCATCTAACACCCACTGTTCCCCTGCAAGCCATGCCAGAGTAATGCACTCTATCGAGTTGAAATCAGCCACTATTAACCTATTCCCCGGCGAAGCTGTAAACGCTGTCCTTATAAGCTGTGACAGGGTATCGCTGACAGAACCATACAACAACGCAAGCAGATCATAACCGCCGCTGCATAACGTTTCACGGGCATAGTCTAAGTCCTTGAGATAGCACCTCGGAAGATTTTGAAATTGAATCCCACGTCCCGCGAATCGCCCTGTTCTATTGGCTCCGTAGAACTGTAGAAAGCCTCTACACCGCTGATCGCTTCCCTGCATATCTATCATGGCGTTATACTTAGCAATGGATGTCTTACCTAGCTCCCGGCGTATCTCTAGAACCCTAAGCACATCAGGATCGTTAACACCGTCAATAACATCCTCCATGGCATCCTTTGCAAGGCTTTTCACCACTTCACCTGTCCTATCTTCAATCCATTTCTTTATCCGCCCTAACGCATTAGGATTGTCTATACTCGTGATCTCCATAAATTCCTGTTTAAGTGTTTCTTTATTATCCTGATCGCACCTTATGGCATGATGCACCATAGCAGTATCTACCCGCATACCTCGCGAATTAATTTCCTGATCCAGTACCCAGAGTTGATGCTCAAACGCCGGTATCTTATAGAATCTTATCTTCTCCTTTATAGCCCGCTCTACTTCAACGTCCTGTGCGCAGTATTGCTTGAACTGTTCCCACTTATCCGGCGAATCGGACGGCAAATTTCTAGTCCTACCCTTATTAGCTTTAGTAGGTTTGCAAGGCTTAGAGAAATAATTAATTAGAGCTTTACCGCCCTTGTCTTTTTGCTGCTCTAGTTTTAACACCTCTGCCACGCCACCTAAATTATTAGGCAAGCCAACCATTAGCGCATGAACGCTGGTACACTCCCACTGGTCTACTGAAAGCTGAGTATTAAAGTATCTATTTAGGCATGTGATTTCAAAATTAGCGTTAAACGCTTGTTTGACAACGGATTTATTGTACATATCATCGCATACCAATCCCGGTATAATTTCGCCGCTTGCAATGTCTATCACTGTAACTGGCTCATCATCATAAGCATAAGCGAAAAGTAGTACGGCGAAATCAGGGGCCTCCGCATAGCGGAAAACCCCCGAAGAAAGTAGATCAATGCTGCTATAGGTCTCGATATCTATTGATAGCGTTCTCATAAAATATCGTCATCGTCATCCAGCACAACGTCTTTAAAGTCCTCTTCCGCGCTGGTTCGCCCATCAAGCCGTTCACCGTCTTTGACTTTCATAATGTTGTTAAGCCCTGCCGCGATACCTTTAGATTTTTCACCATTATAAGCATAGAAATTAAGACTAACGACACAATAACAACCGCTGTAAACTTCTTCTCTATCCAATATCTCTTTACGATTTCTATCTACTATACCTGGCGCAGTAACACTACTCGCATTTATAAAGTAATGACCGGCGTATACTTCTTTACCGTCCGCAGCATCATCGGTATCCCCGTCGCGCAGTGGTACTTTAAGGTTATTTGGTATTTTACCTCCTAGCTTAGCTACTCCTGCTTGCTTAGCTTCTTCTATAGCTACTTTAATAGCTTCTATCGTCTTAGTATCTTTCTTAGGTATAAGAATAGCTGTACTATACTTTTCCCGTACATCATCTTTACCTGCTTTCGGCTCCCAGATATTTGCATAGCTCAAACGTACTATTCCTGTAGTTACTTTAGTCTCGTTCATCTAATAACTCCTCCACATTTATATTTTTGAAATCGTCGGCAGGGCTTCTTTGGAAGTACTGTCGTGGGTCACTCTCCTGTACCAACGTTGGCGCGCCTTCGGGTTTTACTAAATAAGGGCCAACAAGATCCTCAAAATTATGCTTGCCTAATAGCGTTTCTAGCTCTCCAATACCCTTGAGCCTTGTATCCGTAAACGCCTCATACTTCATACCCGTGTCACGTAGCGCAGCGATAACCTTATCAGCATCTTTGATCACCCTATTACTGCGCCCGTGGACTATTTTATACCCTGGGAACTTTGCATCATGATTGAGTGCTTGATTCAGTGCGTACTTTTTAACGTCTTCAAGCCAACTCTTAACACTGTCAGCTATGGCAAGTACCCCCGCTATGTCAGTATCACTAAGTAAGTCAGCGTCTACTCCGCTAAAATCTGTAACCCTTAGATTGTAATCAGCACATACCCTACATTTAGCTCTTACCTTACAAAACTTACAGTGATCTCCAGCTACCTTCTCCCCCTTCCCCTCATAAGCAAGTGCCGCTGCTGGTCTAAGTACTTTCTCACCCCACGCTATCAGCTCATTTGCTGATAGCTCCCATGTACTTATGTTCTCAAGGCGGGGCTGGTAAATAGTCATACCAATCTGCTTAATATCATATAAAAGATCATACATTTCCAACGCTCCAAGAGCATAGATCATCATCTGAGTATTTTCGGAAGCGTAGACGGGTACACCCTTTCCGTATTTAAAATCGATAATGTCAATCCGCCCATCTGAGACGATTATAGCGTCACAGGTTCCATGTCCTTCGGGTGCATACTGATCGAAATCAATCGTAACTTCAAAATCGATCACGTGATAGTCCTCGCAAAGATTCCACACATACGACGCATATTCAGCACAGCAGTCCTGCATTTCCTTGGTGTATAGTGGGTTTTGTTTCGCCTCCCAAATCTCCGCAGCGTATTGTGCCTGATCAATAATATTAGCGTTGTATCTACATATAAGCTCAGCTAGTTCATGGGCCAAAGTACCCTCAAGAGCGTACTTAGACGCTCCATCAGGTATGCTCTCCTCAAGCCTTGGTGCTGGCGTACATATCAGCCACCTATTTGACGAGGAAGGTGATAACAACGCATGATTCATATAGCTTCAACTTCTTTCAGGACTGCGGCGTAGTGTTCTTCCGCAAGTTCTGTTATATTTGGCGCGCCATATCTACCAAGAATCTCTTTAATAACAGGTTTAAGTTCAGGTTTATTACGTGTTTTATCACCTACAGTTTTACGTAGTATTTCTACTGTGACTGCGGGGCCTTGTAACTCGGGCACTTCGACGGGCTTAGCTTCCACCTTCGCATTACTCTTGCGCTTTGGTGCTTCAACCTCTAATATCGTAGGTTGAAATATACTCCTTAAAATATCAAGTGTTGTCGTTCCAAGCTCAACTACTACTTTAATTTCCATCTTTTTTGGCCTCCAATATCACCATGAATGTGTACATACCTGTGCATGACTTAATATGAGTTATCATTTCAGCGTCTGACATGTCATCCCGACTTACGGTGTTCATCATTTCTTCGATTAGTATAATAGTTTTATCCGCGAAATCCTCAGCACTTATCATTTTTTCTATAAATTCATTCATCGCAATCCTCCGATAACCATAGTTTTATCAGTGTAACAATCGTCTGAACCTTGGTTTCCGCTTCTAGCTCATAACTCACCGCGACTCCGGTTATCAACTTCAATATTGCTTTCTTTTTGTCTGATACCGTAGCCATACAATCATCATATATTTCCTTTATTCTGGCCTCGTATTTGCTCATTGCATTAATTCCTCCCAACGTTGTAAGATGAAATCTATGGCGTATATCTTCCCCTCAGAGCTAAGCTCTCCATCATGCACCACCTTTTCTATTACTCTTCTTACGCCCTCTTCTCTTGTGACACAGTGGTCGAATGTACTTTTATAATCGCTGTATCTATCTAATAAAGTCATTCTTCTGGCCTCCATCGTTTAACCAAGTAATGAGCAACAGCCATAGCCTCATTTTCGTCAAAATAGTTACTTTCTAAATAATCAGATATGTCAGCTAGAAAAACTTTCATATGGGCGTTTACTCTTTCCTCTGCCTGAATTAACGCTTTGATACTATCTTTCAAACTGGCCGTCATTGTGCTACCTCCCTTAATTTTCTTTGATTAATCCCAAAAAAGTCCTCCAGCGCGTCCCATGTAGGAATGCCGCCCACCATGCGCCCTGATTCAATTTTCTTATAGTACTGTAGATTAATAAATATCCTCGCTGCTAGGGCCTCTTGTGTCAGTCCGTGTTGTTTCCTTGCCTCCTTTAACACTGTTCTACTCATTGCTATTCCCCTTTCTCGATCTCAGCTATAGCTCTCAATATTGGGTATATCTGTGCTGGTACTACAGCGTTACCTAGACATTTAAGTCGATCCACCCGATTCTTAATACCTGTGGCTATTCGCGGGATATCTGGCTCTGGCACCCACGTTATAGTTCCGTCCAACCCATAGGAAATCCCATCAACCACTCGATCCAATCCGGGTTGAGTTGCCCGCCGTTCCCCTGCGACATGCTCCGTCGCTCGTCTTCTGTTATTACTCCATTGTCCGCAAGCTTCTGTAGCTGCTGGAAATTCCCCGCCCCGCCGCATAGGCCCGCGCCCGTCGTTGACGTTGGAAACATCATTACATAACCCTTTAAATTCCCTCTTTTCATGTCGTGAATTTGCGATTTGCTTCCGAGTGATCCGCTCCCTTTGTAGTCCGTGGCTTTCGGTGTTGGCCACAAAGAACACTCTTTCCCGTCTATGCGGAGCTCCGACAGCCGCAGCTTCATAATCAAATATCCCGATGTCGTAACCTTCACGCTCCAAGTCCTCACAAACTGTGTTCCCGGCAATTCGCAGGATTCCAGGTACATTTTCACCGATAACCCAATGCGGCGTAAGTTCTCGGATAACTCTGAGCATTTCCGGCCA